AAATAGCGTTCGCGCGTCGATCGACTCAATTTCAACTGGCACACTTCCAGACGCAGGACTTGTTTTTCAAATCCCTCGTGTAACTCAACTGCCAGTAGTAAGTCAAATCGACGAGCTACAAGCAATTACAGCAACAGAACTTCAAACAGACTTCATCGACGTTGACGTCAAGTCTTTCAAGGGTTCTCAAATCATGTCAGTAGAATTGGCAGATCGCTCTGACCCTCTTTTCTACTCAGAACTAATCTCAACTCTTACAGCTCAATACGCAGCTGCTACAAACGCATACAACTCAGCACAGATCATTGCTGGTGCAACAAAGACTGCAACTGGTTATGGCACAGACATCACAGCAGCAGAATTGCTTGCTTGGGTTTCAGCTGGCGCAGTAAGCGTTTACTCAAACACCTTTAAGTTCGCAGACGCAATCGTGGTCTCTCCAGCTATGTGGGGTCGTATCATGAGCTTCAACGTAGACGGACGCCCAATCTACAACGCACTCCAACCACAGAACGCAGCTGGTAACGCACAGCCACGTTCACTTCGCGGATCAGTAAACGGAATCGACCTATGGGTTGATACTGCGCTATCTGGCACAGGCGACAATTCAATGTACGTCATCAACCGCGACGCTTATACTTGGTATGAATCTCCACGTCTGGAACTTCGCACCAATGTAATTTCTGACGGTTCTATTGGAATCCTTATGTACGGTTATGGCGCGACAGCGACCAAAATTGGCGCGGGCGCATATGCGTTCGACAAGGACTAATTAGAAAACTAATCATCGGACGTTTCGCTCCCGAGGCGTCCGAGTCGTACTAGAGAGGATCGCTCATGCCACTATTGACCGCCACAGAACTTCGTGACGTCTTAGGCGTGAGCGATTCTCTTTACAGCGACGCTTATTTAGAACAAATTATTGCCAGCGCAGAGGGCGCGATTCTGCCGTTACTTACTCAATATAAGTCGGCAGTAGTCTCAGCGTTCATCAAAGACGGCGTGATTTTTTATGAAACTCAGCGAGTTAACTATTTCGTTCCGGGACAATCGGTCGTCATCGCTGGTTGCGGTGATTTCGACGGCACAGTTACAGTTACAGCTGATCGAGTAAAGCCTTATTTCTTTACTTCGGCTACAAACGACGCCGACGTTGATTTGACCCCGTTTATTCCAGCTGGGACGGCTGTATTAGACGGCGCGACCGTGGACGACGTTTACGCTAACGTTGCTCCAGTTAAATCAGCGTTGCTCGTCGTTTCCGTAGAAGTATTCCAGTCGATCATCGCACCGGGTAACACTTCGGCTTCAGTAGATTTCCAACCAACGCCATTCGTACTCGGTCGCTCACTTCAAAATCGCGTGGTCGGTTTATTAGCACCGTTTCTTGACGTTGAAACGATGGCGGTCTAATGCCAACAAGTATTCAAGCAGACGTTCGCGCACCGCTGGCAACAGCTCTCGCAACAGTCACGGCTTCAGTTTATGAATCAGTACCCGAGGCAGTAATTCCTCCGTGTGCGATCATCATTCCAGATTCACCTTATTTAGAGACTCAATTATTGGGCAGCGCGGTTCGTGTGAAGGTAAATTTCACAGTTTCCGCAGCTGTCGCGTATAACAACAACGCGGGTGCGCTCGATAATCTCGAGAAACTCGCAATCCAGATTCTCGGTGCGATTCCTTCGAATTACACCGTGGGAGACGTTTCACGTCCGTCAATTACGACGCTTGGTGCGTCTAATTTGCTCATCGTGGACATAAACGTCTCGACTTACTATCAACAAGTAAACTAACAAAGGAAAACAAATGGCGACGAATATCATCACCGGGCGCGACATCACCTTCACAATCGACGGTGACAATTTCGACGCTCAAGCAACAAGCGCAACACTTACAATCGAAAGCACAACAAACACTTATCAGACTCTCGATGGTAAGGCTTATTACACCGTAGACACTCAAGGAACTTTCAACGTTGAATTGCTTCAGGATTTCGGCGCGGTCGGTTCACTTTGCGAAGCTCTATGGAACGCAGCTGCAAACGCAGCAAACACAACACTTCCAATTCTTTTCACAGTAAACGGCGTCGCGTACACCTTTACAGTAATGCCAGTATTCCCAGACTTGGGCGGTACAGCACCAGACGCTTTAACTGCGTCACTTAGCTTCATCTGCGCAACAACACCAGCACTAGACTAATAAAAGGAGATCGGGAGCATGAGACTAGCAATCAAGGTAGAAACAGGTAATGGTTCGATAAATGAATATACGGCACAACCGCCAGAGTTCATGAAATGGGAACAAAAGACCGGATTTACGATTCAACAGGCTCAAGAAAAGATCGGTATTGCCGACCTAATGTTTTTAGCGTATCACGCCATGAAACGCGAAGCTGCTGGTAAGCCAGTCAAGCCATTCGAAGTATGGGCGGAAACCGTTACAGATATTACGGTCGGAGATACTGATTCAAACCCAAAAGACATGAACGCGGAAGCCTAAGTCACTTAATAGTTGAACTCTCGATCGCAACGGGAATTCCAATGAGTGAGTGGGTAAACGCGGAGGACGTATTAACAGCTCTGGAGATATTGGAGAAGCGAAATGGCGGAAAGTAACGAGGTTATTCAGTACGACAAAGCTGAACTTCGTGCCATTACTTCGGCGTTTAAAGCGATGGACGATGAAGCCATCGCTCAAGCCAAAGAGCAATCTGGAGCTTTAGCAACTTACCTTCAAGGCAAGATCGTCTCTAAGGCTTACACTCTAAATTCATCAGCCGTCGCCAGTCGAATTGCTGAAGGATCAAAGGTAAGCAAATCCTCAAAGATCGGTGAACTCTCAATCGGTTATGCGAGCCAAAAGTTCAGCGGTGGCGCAACCACGCAACAACTTTGGGGCGGTTCGGAATTCGGCTCTAATAAATACAAGCAATTTCCAATCTGGTCAGGTTCAACTGGTCGCGGCTCGACCGGGTATTTTATTTATCCGACTTTAAGAGCTGAACAGTCCTACTTGATCGCTGAATGGGAAAAGGCGTTCGACCAAATAGTTAAGAGGTTCGACTAATGGCTACAGGATCAAGAACGCTCAAGCTCTCGATATTAGCTGACGTTGATAATCTAAAAAAAGGTTTAACTGACGCTGGAACAGACACAGAGACTTTCGGCGGTAAATTAACCAGTTTTGGTAAAGCTGCAGGAGCTGCGTTTGCTGTAGCTGGTACGGCAGCACTTGCCTATGCTGGAGCGTTGCTGGTCGATGGCGTTAAAGCCGCAGCTGAGGACGAAGCCGCTCAGGTAAAACTAGCGACAGCAATTAAGAACGTTACAGACGCAACAGACGCAACTATTGCTTCGGTCGAGTCATACATTACGCAAACAGCACTTGCGGTCGGCGTTTCAGACGATGAATTACGTCCGTCGTTTGCCCGTTTGGTCAAGAGTACGGGCGACGTTGAAGCAGCGATGAAGCTCCAAAGTGTTGCTTTAGACGCCTCAGTCGGTTCGGGAAAATCACTCGAAACCACTTCGAATTTAATTGCTAAGGCGTTCGATGGTAATACCGCAGCACTAGCCAAATTAGATATCGGCTTAACAGCTGCTGAACTTAAAACTATGTCCTTCGATGAAGCGATCGCGGCAGTTACAGCCACGTATGAAGGATCTGCTAATGCCGCAGCTGAAACTTTCGCTGGAAAGATGGATCGTCTAAAGATCGCTTTCGATGAAGGTAAAGAGACAGTCGGCGCTTTCGTATTAGACGCCTAATACTCCGCAAACCGTACACTCCAGCGTCTTAACTCCTGCTGGTAATAGATCCGTAACTATTCTCTCGACTTGTAGCGTCTCACGCTTACAACGTCGACATTCAAATTTGAGCGTCGCCATAATTGCTTCTCCTTAGATTTTCCATTGGACGTAAGTTGATTTGACTGACCCACCATGAGCCGTCCTTATGCTTAAATCGATCTGTTTTCGCTATTGCTACAGGTATCCACCCGACGACGTAATAGACCGGCGACTTACCGGTAACGAGTACGGCTATGTCCTCGGCTCGATCACGCTCTCGGATAATCAAGTGTCCATCTTTCCAAGTCGTATGCTTCACTTCGATCTGACTTCCCACGTCTGCCATCGTCTTAAACGTATTTATCGTAAGTTTGAAGTGCGGAATCTGAAAGTATTTAGCAGCTGCTAATTCACTCCCAGCAGCTTCACTATGACGCATAATTGCCTCGTGTAGATTGCCCTTTAGCGACTGATCGTGGAAATTGGGATTTGTCTCATAATAAGTCTCGCGTAAGAATCCAGCTTTAGCAGCCTGGACTTCCTCGTCTCGAGATAATTTAATCGTAAACACTTACAGCCAAATCGGCGGACATTGTTTATCTCGAGCGCCATCTGGGCAGACCCACCCCGAATAAGGCTTTCCAGTTTTACCCACGCCCTCTTTTTTAAGCCGCGAGCCATGAACGCAACGCGGAGATTCCTCGAGTGGATCACCGGTTAAAAGCTTCTCGCCTAGTTCGTCCACCGTTTTACTTAAATCCCAAGGATCATAAGATCCATTAGAGATAGGCTCTTTAGGCGCTGGAACTGGTACGGCTACTGGACGTTCGACTCGCTTCATTTCCTCGAGCGATGGACGATTTACGTTTTCGCTGAATTTGGATAATCCACCGGTATGGAGACTTCGCCCTATTGCTGAGGTGCTGCCATTTTCAAGCGGAAAGCGATTGGCGTTTGATCTAATTTCCTCTGCGAAATCTGTCGCAAACGGTAAAGCGTC